AATCAGAGGATGAAACATGGCTCAAAAGGTAATACTTGACGATAATACAGAAGAAAATGCAGTTGCTCTTGGCAAAGCTCGTCAAACTACATCTAAAATTACAAATGATCCAAACTATGCGGATACGACTGGACAATATCCAAGACAACAGCATTCGGGTCGAACAGGCGTAAGTCATGCTGCAACCGGCAATAAAAAGAATTATGTATATACTGGTGGTGGAGATGCAAACGTAAATTTAAAAGAAGCAATTCCTGAATCTCGTTTCACTTCATCGCAATATCCAAAGAACCAAGTAAGAGAATCACCATCAGGTCATGTGACAGAAATTGATGATACACCTGGTGCAGAACGTATTCTTACAAAACACCGTACAGGTTCGGGCACAGAAATGTTAGCCGATGGTACTGTGATCTATTCATCTGTTGGTAATACTGTACGTGTAACATTAATGGACGAGAAAGTCATTGTTGAAGGCAATGCACAAATGTCTTATAATGGTAACTTAACTTTAGATGTGTCAGGAGATTTTGATGTTAAAGTCGGTGGTAATTACAATATTGAAGTGGCTGGTAACAAAGTTGAAAGAATTGGTGGATCTCAGCAAACCAAGATTAAGAGTCAGCAACAAGTAGAAGTTGGTGGAAACGTATATACGAATACTTTAGGTGGTCATACTAATGTCGTAGGAGAAAATCAATATAATATCGTAGAAGGAAATATGAGTCATATCGTGGCTGGTACAATCGGACTCAATTCTACTGGTGTATTAAAAATGTCTTCTGAAGAAGAAGTTGATCTCGCATCTGACAATATGAATATATCTGCAAGAGATCTTTCGGTGTTTGGTACGAATGGTGCATTTGGCGGGGAGAACGTACAGCTCTATGCATATAATGCTCGTATTGGTAATTCAATCTATGCAGGTAAAACGATTACTGTACCACAAGTAAACTTTACAAGAGCTGATGGTACTGCAGTTTATGCTGACTTACAAGGCACTGCTACTAAAGCTTTAAGCTCGAATGAAGCAGGTTATCATGCCGCATCTGCAGGTGGTTATATTTCTCATCCAGGCGCTTCTTATGGATATACTGCTGCTACCGCAACGGAAACAACTGAAGATCAAACTGATAGAGTTGATGATAATGCAACTTCTACATCAGCGGTAAACGAAACAAACGTAAATGATTATTTAGAAAATTCTGATCGTGCCATTGCAAAGGTATCGATTGATCCTGGTGGTCATTTACGTAAAGGTGTCGATAAGACAGAATTGTATGACGGTGTGACTGATAGAGATCCAACTCTTACAGAAGCGCGGGCGTTATTAAAAGATCCAGATAACGCTAACAATCCTAAGTTCGTGGGTGCCACAGTTGCTACTGGTACAGTAAGTCCTAATGTAAGTAATCCAACTCCTCCTGCAGTTGGAAGATCTGTAAATCCATCTGAAGCGAAAAAGAGAGGTTCTACACCAGTTGGTCAATCTTCTGTAGGCGGAGCTAAGAGGTATAAGGCATGAGTACTTTTATTCCAAATGCTCAATACAATCCTGAGTTTCAAAAAGATATTACGGCTAAAACATTATTGGCTCCAGGAATTCCTGTTGCAAGATTTCTTGGAGGTACAGGAACTGCAGCTACGATTGATCATATTACAGTAAATCAAACTGATGAAGATAAAATGAAACTTGCAAAACAATTACATATGCAAGCGATGGCACTCTTTGCAGCATCTCGAAATCGTGAGTTTGATTTTCATAGAATTCGTGTATCTGAAGGGTATTATAGACTTCCAGATCCTACGAAGAAATATGATCCTGATAGTATATTATTCTTACGAAATAAAGGACAAGCTGTAGTTTATGAAATACGTGGCGAAGACGGCATTGTTGATATTGAAAAATCATTTGATCTTGCACTCTTTTGGTCTACAACTAAGATCGGTGGAATACGACCACAAAAAACTATATTAAGTTATGATAACTTCGATCCAACTGGTCTTATTGATGCACAAGTAACTCTTGTGATGCCAGAAATATCAGGTAATTGGTCAGTAAAATATAACGGTGAAAATCAAGTAGAAACAAAGTGGAATGGTTTTAGTCAATCTACAGGTGAACTTATTGAAATTTTATATGAAGAACGAGAAGAAAGCTTGCTATACGATATAGCTGGTAAAAACTGATATAAATAGCAGTAATAACTTTCACAGAGGCTTAAATGGCACGAGTTTATGCAGTTGAAGACGGCGACTTAACACAGTCTATACGTGTAACAAGAAAAGAAAAATATAAAGATGTAAATCTAGGTTTTCTCAATAGAGGATCTACTAATAATACGCGTACTGATGTTTTAAAAGTTACTGACGCTGCAGCTGTAAAACAATCTGTAAGAAATATCCTTACTACTGGTCGAGGAGAAAAACCTTTTGCACCTTTATTTGGAAGTGATTTAGGATATTTGCTTTTTGAACTTGATGCAGAATTTGATGAAGATATTATTGAAGATGAAATAAAAGAAACATTAGCACAATATGAACCACGAGCTGACGTGCAATCAGTATCAATAGATGTAAATGGTGAACAAAATAGCGCTAAGTGTGTGGTAACATTTAAAGTTGTCAATACAGATGTTGTAGTTGACGAAGAAATAGATATTACGAGGCTGAGATGACAACTACTATTAAATCAACTCAATTAGATTTTGACAATATTAAAAATGCGTTAAAGACATATATACAAGATAAATCAGAATTTTCAGATTATAATTTTGAAGGTTCTGCATTAAATAATATTATGGATGTATTGGCATATAATACGCATGTCAATGGATTGATTGCAAACTTTGGTATCAATGAATCATTTTTAAATACTGCACAATTAAGATCTTCGGTTGTTTCTCTTGCAGCTGCTGTTGGTTATGCTCCAAGATCTCGTTCAGCATCTTCAGCTACTGTAAATCTTTACATTAATATTCCAGAAGTCAGTAGACCTTCGCTTGTTCAATTGCCAAAAGGAACTTCTTTTTCTACAGAAATTGAAGGAACTTCTTATACATTTAGAACAATTGAAAAATATAGTGCTACACCGAATTCAAATGGTTTATATCAATTTAAACTTACTGATGGGAGTTTAAACTTGCCGATATATGAAGGTAAAGAAAAAACAAAAACTTTCTATGTTGGTGAAATTGATGAACAACAAGTATTTGTGATTCCTGATACTACAATCGACACAAATACTCTTGAAGTAAAAGTATATCCTACAGCAACAAGTGACGAATCTGATGCAGCAACATATACTGATATCTTAGATGCTCCAAGAATCACATCTGATTCTACTTTATATCAGATTAAAGAAGTTCCGAATGGGTATTACGAACTTATTTTTGGTGATGGACTTGCAACAGGTAAACGTCCTGAAGCTGGAAATAAAATCGTAATTACATACCTTTCAACGAAGGGACCTGAAGGAAATGGTGGTACATTGTTTACGCCAGAATCTACAGTTTCAGTTGAGGGTTTTGGTAACTATACCCTTGGCATTACTACAATATCAGAATCTGCAGGTGGTGATGAAAAAGAAACCATGGATTCGATTCGATTGAATGCTCCTGTCGCCTTTGCATCTCAACAAAGGCTTGTGACTGCAGAAGATTATCTCGCACAAGTAAAAGCAAAATACGGAAATGTTCTTGACGATGTGATTTCATGGGGTGGTGCAGATAATGTTCCTCCTGTATATGGTGTTGTTTACATTGGTTTGAAATTCAAAACTGGTATTTCTACAGAATCACAGCAAGCAACGAAAGATGCTATTGTAAGTCAATTAACAGATAACCTTGGTATCATGTCAATTGAAACGAGATTTGCCGATGTAGAAGAAACATTCTTAGAATTAAATTGTCAATTTAACTTTGATCCTGATCTTACTACTGCAACACCAAGAGCAACTCAAAATGCTGTTGTTGATAAAATGTCAGAGTTCTTCGAAGAAAACTTATCAACATTTGGTTCTGTATTTAGAAGATCGAATCTTTTAGCAGAAATCGATGATATCGATGTTGCGATATTGAACTCGGCAATTACTGTAAAGGTTCAACAAAGAATTACTCCTATTTTAAATAAAACTCTTGCTTATACATTAAACTTTCCAATGGCCATTGCAGGTCCAGATGATCAAGAATATAGAGTAACTTCTGGAAGATTTAGTATTGGTGCTATAACATGTACTTTACGAAATAAACTTAATACTAATAAATTAGAAATTGTATCTACTGCTGGTGATGTTATCGTTGATAATGCTGGAAGTTATGAAGAAGGAAGCGGTAAAGTAAGTATAGTTGGTTTTAACCCATCGTCAATTGATGGCGGAACAGATCTTAAAATTTCTGTAGTACCTGCAAATCAATCAGTTGTAAAACCTCTCAGAAATTATATTCTTACTTTTGATGAAGCAGCAGCTGCTGCTACAGCGACTATCGATTATCAGGAAACTAGTGTGAGTCTATAATGGGACATCGTAACGATCAGAAAAATAGAAGACCGGATATTTTTCACGAATCACGTGTAAAAGAAGTATTGTCTTCTCATATACGTGAGAATTATCCGAAGCTTTTAAATTTTCTTGATGCATATTACGATTTTATGGATTCAGATGGTGGTACTCATGCATTCGATAATAAAATTCATGAAATATTATCTTTAAGAGATACTGAAGAAATACCAGAAGAATTTTTAGCACAGCTTACTTATGAACTTGCAAGTCGTCTTGAAAATAATGAAAAGTTTACAAATGCGAGATTTGCTCTTCAAAGACTTGCCTATTTGTATCGAGAAAAAGGTACACCAAAAGGTATTGAAGAATTTTTTAAAACATTCTTTCAAACTGAAGTCGAAGTCATATATCCGAAGAAAGATATTTTTATAGTTGGTGAAGATGAAATTGGTCCTGACTATGAAAATTATATTCAAGATTATAAGCTTTATCAAAACTATTCATTACTTCTAAAACTTGGTCTTTCTCGTAACCAATATGAAACTCTATATAAGAAATTTATGCATCCAGCAGGTTGGTATTTTGAAGGTGAAACATCATTTACCTCTCAAGCGACTATGCCAATTGGAGTAAGTTTCCCACTCGAAGATTCTGCTATTATTTCTTATGTAAATGAAGTATATGAACCAATCTTCCAGCAATCAAGATTTAGTGAAATTGTTTCAGTAAATACTAACAATGAAGTTTATTATTCTGAACTAGGTGGAACAATTAAAACTTCTGATTGGAAACGCGATGGTAACGTTAACTATCAAGATTCTCACGTTGATATGTTGTATAACACCATTGCAGATTATCAAAATTATACAATAGAAGAACTTATTAGATTCTATGAAGTAGGAGATTTTGCTAGTAACAATTCTCATACATTTGATGAAGATTCTATTGCTGATCCAGTTATGGACTTCTCAAATGCAATCGAAACAATGGATAACGATATGTTCTCGAGATATAATCCATTCTTCCACCATAGAGATTCTTCATTATAAGTTTAAATTAATCGAATAAATCGATATAAATAGAATTAAATTTTATAGGTTTTAATATGTCAAAACAAATAATCAGCAGAGGCACAACAGCAAATGACGGAACTGGCGATACACTAAGATCTGCTGGTCAAAAGATCAATGCTAACTTTGATGAAATTTATACTGCCTTTGGTAGTGGTACAGCTTTGTCAGCAAGTATTACTATTAATGATTCAAGCATTGAGTTTGAAGGAACTCCTGATACGAATGAAACTTTTCTAAGAGCCGCAAATGCAACGGCAGATCGTAATATTTATTTGCCAGATGCAGATGGTATTTTAGTTACTGATTCTTCATCCGAGACTTTATTAAATAAAACATTATTATCGCCAGCATTAAATGGTCCAGTTTTACATGATCCTAAAATTTGGGATGCTGATTCAAGCCACCAATATTCAGTAATTGCTGGTGGTCTTACAGGCAATATTAATATTACTTTGCCGAATCTTACATCTAATGATACGTTTGCGATGTTAGATCATGCTCAAACAATGGCTAATAAAACTTTATATAGACCAATAGTTCAGCAGTCTTTACAAGATTCACAAGATAATACTATATTAGAATTAGATAGACAAGGAACTGCGAATTACATAAGAGTAAATAATGCTAATAATCCTTTAATTTCTGCACAGGGAAGTAGCACTGATGTAAGCTTAAATATTGATGCTAAAGGTAGTGGGTCTGTAGAAGTTGGAAGATTGAGACTAGAACAAACAGCTCTTACTGATAATGCAACTCTCGATAATACCTCAACTTCATGCATTTCATATAATAAAGCATCAGCTATGGCAATTGATTTAGATGATGGAGCTATTGCCGGTGAAGTAAAAATAATGACAAACAAAGGAGCTGGTATTGTAACAATAACTCCTGATAGTTTTGCGCAAGGAACAACAATTGCATTAGATCAATATGATGCAGTGACTTTAGTATGGGATGGTACAAATTGGTATGTCGCTGGTCACTACGGTGCAACAATAGCTTAATAGGAAATAGAAAATGCCTGCAGTCGTAACTGATAAACTTAAAAGAGACTTTTTACAAGTAATTTATGATGATATTAAAGGTTCATTAGCAACGTATTATGTTGCTATTGGTCGTGGTGAAGATTGGAACAATGATGATACAGTTCCTACTGGCACACCAGATAATAGTATTCGTGATGAAAGAAACTTTAGACTTAGCGCGCAGGCTGCCAAAAAAGTTACTGATGTTTCTTTTGTTGTTCCACGTTTTAACTGGACATCTGGTACAAACTATTCTCAATACGACGATGCAAGAGATAAAACACCTGGAACCGTAGGTGCTACGAACCAAAATCCATATTATGTGATGACTGATGAACAACAAGTTTATATTTGTTTAAAACAATCACGTGATGCTACAGGTGCAATTAACCCTTCAACTGTACAACCAACTGGTACTTCTACTAAACATTTCGAAACGGCTGATGGATATATTTGGAAATACCTTTATACTATTGGTGGTGCTAAAGCTTCTGCTTTCTTATCAGCAAACTTCATGCCAGTTGAATACGTAAAAACTGGTGATGTTGGTTTAAATGCACTTCAACAAGTTCAAGCTGGTATTCGTGATGCTGCGATTCCAAAACAAATTTTAGGAATTGAGCTTACAAATGAAGGTGGAGCAGGATATACTTCAGCTCCTACTGTTACAATTTATGGTAATGGTGATAGTACTGGAGTAAATACGTATACACCTATTGCTGCTGCTACAGCATTTGTAAGTGGCGGTGCAGTATCTAAAATTGAAATGGCTGATGCTCCTCTTATCAATCCAGGTAGTGTTGATAGTTTAGCATTATTTGGAAGAAATTATGATTATGCTAATGTAGTTGTTTCGGGTGGTGGTGCTACTACAGATGCCACGGCAAGAGCAGTACTTCATGGTAATGATTCAGGTGTAGGTGCAAATCCAGTATTTGATTTAAGATCTACTTCTCTTATGTTTGATGTAAAGATCGAAGGTGAAGAAGAAGGTGCGGATACAGAACCAGATTTTCCAGTAAATAACAGAGATTTCCGTCAAGTCGGTATTATGAAAGATCCAAGAGATAATAGCGGAACTTTAGTTACATCTGACACTGCTCGAATCATGCCATATTTTACTGGTCTCACTTCTGATATTGCCCAGCTTGCAAGTCTGACAGATCCAGTTGTTACACAAGTAGGTGGATTCTCAGCAATTATTGGTGACGTTGTTGGAGATAGAGCATATTATTATCAAACAGAAGCCACTGGATTTAGAGCATTTAATATAGCAGATAATATAGAAAATCCAGATATTACAAACTTCGCTCCAACAGGTCATTATCCAAATGCCGATATAGATAATAGAACTGGCGAAATAGTTTATATAGAAAATAGAGCCGCAATTCAAAGATCTGCTGGTAACACAGACGATGTTAAAGTTATTATTACGTTATAGGATAAAGCATGGTACAACTAGTCAATAAAAATACTTTTAGCACAACCTATAAGGATGATTATGCTGATAGCGATAACTTTTATCGTATTCTTTTTAATAGCGGTAGAAAGCTTCAGGCGCGAGAGTTAACACAATCTCAAACTATTCTTCAAAAACAAATTGAAAGAATGGGTAATAATCTTTATGAAGATAATACTCTTATTAAAGATGGTACTGCACAAATTGATAATAACTATGAGTTTATTAGACTTAATACTACAGCAATTCCAATTCCAACTCCACAAGATTTAGTCGGTGCAGTATATACTGGTCAAACTTCTAATATTCAATTTACAGTTGATAAAGTAGTAGAAGCAACGGGCTCTGATCCTCTTACATTATATGGCAAATACACTAATACAAAAAACTGGACTGGAACTGATACGACTGCTACACCTCGTGCAGAACCTGGTGAAACTATGACGGCTACATCATTAACTAATATCCAAGTAGAATCAGCAACTACTTCAGTTGGACGAGGTTCTCGTTTCGTTGCAGGTGGAGCCATTTATTATTCAAAAGGATTTTTTGTATTTACAGATAATCAAGAAATTATCATTTCAAAATATACTAATACGCCTACTGCTGAAATTGGTTTTAAAAGAATTGAAGAAACTGTTTCTTCAGATGATGATGCAGATCTATATGATAATCAAGGTTCAGAACCAAATATTACAGCACCTGGCGCAGATCGATATAGAATTCGTTTACAATTAGTGAATAAAGCAGATTTAGCGGCAGGCGATGACTTTATCTTTAGAGCGTATGTAAATCAAGGCGTAATTACATCTTCTTCTAAAATTACTAATAGCTATAATATTCCTGCTGCTCATGTTGCAGAAAGAATTTTCGAAAATTCAGGCGATTATCTTGTAAAACCATTTGGTTTAGAATATACTGCTGACTCTCAAAATACTCATCTTTTAGCAAATATCACAGATGGTATTGCAGTTGTTCAAGGATTTAGAAGTACTCGTTTTACTTCGAAACCAACTATTCGCGTAAAGAAAGCTATTGATACAGTTACATTTGAAGATCAACTTGTAGCTACACCCTATGGTAATTATTTTGAAGCTGATTCTATGCCAGCTCAGGCTCCGAGACTTCAAACATCTACTGGTTATGATCAACAAATTATCAAACCAAATGCAGATTTTGGTGGTGCTCAAATTGGTACTTGTTATGTACGTCATATTGAAAGACAAGGTGATGGCACATTCCACATATATGTCTTTGATTTATTATTGAATGATGGTTCTTCTATTGATGATATTGGTTCTATTGGAATCAGTACAGATGAATACTTTAATATTAATAATAACTCAAGAAATAATGGTCCATTTACTCGTACCACATCGCGTAATAATCTTATCTATCCATTGCCAATTCCTCGTGCAGCAGATATTACAAATGCTGATCTTACTGTTCAACGTCAGTTTGAAATTAATGCTATTGCAGGTAATAACGATATTACTACAACGGGATCAGAAACATTTGTCGATACAAACGTATGGACTGTAACAGACAAATATGGTAATAGAGATTCTGCTTTAAATGCTTCATTTGGTATTTCATTACTCAACTCAAATCAAACTGCGAGATTGACAGGTTTAACTACTGGTGAAGATACTCGTATTACTGCATATGTTCGTAAACCAAATGTTACTGGTAGAAGTAAAACTGTTACCGAAATAAATGAAACTTTATTTGTTGAATCTGATGCTGTAACTGGTCTTAACTATATTAATTTGGCCAAAGCTGATATTATTGAAGTAACTCATATCGAAGATCCAGATGATAGTGATCAAAGCTATTTCAATCAATTCTCTTTAGATGACGGTCGTAGAGATAACTTCTATGCAAATGGTAAACTCATCTATCTTGATGATTCAGCTCCAAATGATATGAGACAATTTGCTCTTGGTGGTGGTGCTACTGGTGGATCAGGTGTAAGAGTAAGATATAGACATTTCCAACACGCTGGTGGATCTACTTTCTTTGATAAAACTTCTTATGATGGTCAAGTAGATTATGCTGATATTCCTGTTCATACATATCAGGATGGTACACAAATTCGTCTCACCGATGCATTAGACTTTAGACCAACTATGGATGCATCTGGTCAATTTGAAACTTCTACTGGTGGATCTATTAATGAATTACCAAAACCAACTGGTGTTGTAGATTTAAATGTATCATATTATGTTCCAAGAGCAGATAAACTTACTATTGATAAAAATGGTCAATTAAATTATATTAAAGGTGTATCTGCTTACAGGCCAACTCCTCCATCTACTCCAGATGGAGAAATGGCTTTATTTGAAATATATTTGGGTTCAAATACTCTTGATGAAAAAGATTTAAGAATTAAAAGAATTGATCATAAACGTTATACAATGAGTCAAATTGGTTTGCTTGAAAAACGTTTAGCTCGTCTTGAAGAACTTACTACTCTTACTTTACTTGAAGCAAAGGCTGATAATTTCCAAGTTTATGATGCAAACGGATTAGATAGAACAAGATCTGGATTTGTTGTTGATAATTTCACATCACATGCTTATACTGATTTTAGAAACTTAGATCATAGAGCAGCTATTGATTTACAATCAGGTATTGTGTATCCAAGAAAAGTAGAACGTACTCTTGATTTATTATATGATTCTGATGATAATAACTCTGGAAGCTTAAATTGTGTATTAGAGGGTGGTTATCTTATTCCAACGTATGAAGAAGAAGTATATATGGAAAATGATTATACTTCTGGTGTCTTCCTCTTAAATCCATTCCAAGTAAACTCTTTTGCTGGTACTATGGAATTAGCTCCTGCAAGTGATACATGGTATGAAACTGCTTATGCAGCCAGTAAAACAGTGAATTATTTAGGTTCAACTATATTATCTGATGGTTCATTTAAATGGAATGATTGGGAATGGAATTGGAAAGGTAAAACTGTCGAAGAGATTCAAGTAGGTGATACTACAAATAAAATTGAAACAGTATCTGGTAGAACTACTACGACATCTTGGAATGTTGTTGAAGATACGTATGTCACAGAGACTTTCGATAAAGATGTCTTAGTAAAATCAGAATCAATTCCAACTATGAGATCTAAGCTTATTCGATTTAGAGCTACAGGTCTTCAACCAAATGCAAATATGTATGCGTTCTTCAACAACGTGTCAGTAGACAATTGGGTAAGAGCCGAAGATTTTAGTTCTATTGATTGGGAAACAGAATTCAATAATGATGTTGATTACGGAACATCACAAATCGGAGCCACTGAACATCCAAATGGTAAATCACAATTAACAACTGATGCAAATGGTGTATGTGAAGGTTCATTCTTTATTCCTTCTACACCATCTTTCTTCTTCCATTGTGGAACATTGAAGTTTGAATTAAAGAACGTAACTGGTGTTGGTAATCAAAATTATACTTCACGAGCAATCACAAATTATACTGCAGCTGGTACATTACAAACATTCCAAAAAAATTATACATCTACAAGATATGTCAAAATTGAAGGTGATAATGAAACTTATACAGCTCCATTAATTATTAATTCTGGTAGTAGTGGTTCTAATTCATCGAACGATAATAACTGGACTAATACATCTAATACTAGTACTACAACTACTACAGCTCCAGCAAGTAGAGATGATCCAACTCCAGTAGTTATTAATAACAATAATGATAAAAATGAATCTGTTCCAATTACAAGTAATGTTTGCTATACGCCAAGCGATAATGATGATTTTATTAGTTCGGCATTTAATGATCCAGGTTCATTGTTACCTCCATCTTCTGGATCTTCACAATTCGGTACGCAAAAAGAAAATAAAGGGTTCTTTGAAACTCTATTTGGTTGGTTATTTTAATAGGAGAATATTATGGTAGAAACACCGATTAGCACACAAAATACTAGCCGAGTAGCTCAATCCTTTTATGTCGATAGAGACAGAGGAATATTTGTAACAAGTATCGACATTTATTTCTCTGAAAAATCAGATACTACTGATTTACCAGTTTATCTTACATTGAGACCTATGGAAAGTGGAAGACCTTCTCCATATACATATTTAGCTAAAGCTGAAAAAAATTGGTCAGATATTAATGTAGATTCTACAGGACAAACTCCTACTAATTTTAAATTTTCTCATCCAGTTTATCTCGATGCTTTTAGATTTTATGCTTTTGCAGTTGAAACAAATACATCTAAATATAAAATACACTATTCAGAAATCTATCAACACATTCTTGGATCTACTGAAAAACTTGTAGATAAAAATCCAGTAACTGGTTCTGTATTTTATTCACAAAACGGTGTTACTTGGTCAGAAGTTCAAGAGCAAGATCTCAAATTTAGAGTAAAGAAAGCCACATGGGTTAATCATCCAAGTATAACCGCAAATGAACTTGTAAATATTAAACTTCAAAATAAAGCGGTACCAAATAGAATACTTGCTTCGAATCCCATTAAAACCGATGGAACAACTACCTTTTATGTAAAACATCCAAATCATGGGTTTTTAGAAGGTGATACTGTAAATATTTCTGGTGTTGTTGGTTTAGGTGGCACTAATTATATTGGTGGTATTCATAAAGATAATATTAATGGTGTAAGAACTATTAAATCAGGTTCTGGTAATGTAGCTGCTCGAGATTGGAAAGGCTATTATATTGTAGCTGGAACAGGTGCGGCAAATACTACATTAGCTGGAGAAACTGGAGGAGGGGATGCTGTAGAAGTAGAACAAAACTATATTTACACCCACTTTGTTCCAAACTTAGATACTGCAAATGTAAATGGTACACAAGTATTTGCTGGTGTTAAAGGATTTTCTGCTCAAAAGAATATTTTTAACTCAGAATCTGGTGCATACGATAGAGATGCTACTTATGCTCAAGTAAAATTAAATAAAACAAATAGATGGAGAGATGTTCCTCGAGTAATCGGAAACTCTTCGGTTGAAGCTGCTCATACTACAGGTGCATCTATTAATGATAATAAATCATTTGAAATTGGATTGTATTTAAGTACTGATGATGCAAGAGATGTAATGCCATTTATTGATATGCAAAGAGCAAACGTTGCTTTAATGTACCCAGCAATTGACAATCCAAGCTTAACTGTAAATAGTACAAATGGTCAAAATATGGTAGCATATCCTGTTGCTGAAACAAGTCCTTCAGGTGGTACTATATTAGCAAAACACATTACTTCTATATTCCCAGTTGAAGAACCAGCAGTTGGTATTAAACTTCTTATTGGAGCAAATAGACCTAATGTGGCTAACTTTGATGTTTATTATAGAGTTGGCACAAGCGATGAAAATATAAGAGAAAAATCTTGGGTTTATGTTGCTGCTGACAATTCTCCTCCATCTGATGAAAATCCTGGAATTTACAGAGATTATGAATATACAATTGGTGGAGATAATGGTCTTACTCAAGAATTTGAACAATTCCAGTTTAAAATCACAATGAATACAAGTAATATGTTATATTACCCAACACTAAGAGATTTGAGAGCGATAATTTTATTAGATTGATATGGTTAAAAAAATTGAAGGTCGACCAGACTTGGTAAAAGATGAAAATACAGGCGTGTTTAGCTATATAAATAGTGCTAAGAAGAAACAGGCACGTGCTGAAAGATTAAAACAATTAGAGCATGAACAAGAAACAAAGAAAGATGTAGAAAATCTTAAGCAAGATGTCAGTGAAATTAAAGATATGCTTAAGGCACTATTGGAAAAATTGTAGGTAAAACACATGGCTAGAAAACAAATAGTTCTTACGACAGATACCTTTGCTAATATGGTTAGCAAAATTAATACTATGGGTACTCATGTCGGAGATTTAGATAATCTTGATGCTGGTGTTCCTTTAGATAGTGATGTTGTTCAAGTATTAAATGCTTTATATGATTCAATCGGCGATTATAGTTTAGCTCTTAATACAGATGCTCAAACTTTAAAAGGTGCTATTAATGAATTAGAAGATTCAGTAGAAACACTCAAAGCTGATCGTGATTCTGATGAAACAAACATTATGGAATTAAATAGCGATCGTGATTCAGCTGCTGCTTCTATGAATCAGTTAATGTTAGACCGAGACTCTGACGAAACAAATATTCAACAACTAAATCAAGATAGAGATTCAGCAGCTGCTGTTATGAATCAGTTAATGTTGGATCGTGATTCTGATGAAACAAATATTCAACAACTAAATCAAGATAGAGATTCAGCAGCTGCTGTTATGAATCAGCTGATGCAAGATAGAGACTCTGACGATGGTAAAGCACGAGAATTAGACTCTAACCAAACTTTCCTTTTACACGTAATTGGCACTGGAATTAATACAGTTGGTGCATATAATCAAGCTACGCAAACTTATAGTGGAGATATTTCTACATTTGATGATAGCATTAGTGATAAATCTGGTATTGTACCCGCTATTAATGATCTTCAAGGGCAAATTACACAAATTAAGGCTGCAGCTGGTCTTACTGAAGGAAATGTAGGCAGTCTTGCAAATTTACAAGATCCTATTGAACGTTCTTCAGTAGTTGCTTCGATTAATAGTTTAAGAGATTCTGTACAAGCAATGCATGATTCCACTCACATTGGTGGACTTACATTAGATGCAAATAGAATTGGTACTAATACTGGTGACATTACTTTACATAGTGGATTTGGTTCAACTGTAGGTACTACGTTTGGTAAATTTGAAAGATATAAAGATAGCGATTTAAAAATTAGTGCAGGTGATGCTGGATCAACTGCTCTTATCATTGCTGATTCTTCAGTTACAGTTGAAGGCAATCTACGAGTTAGAGGTACAACTACAACCGTACATAGCGAAACAATTACTGTTGATGATAATATTATAGAATTAAATACTAATTATGCTGGAGCAGATCCAACAGAAGACGGCGGCATTGATATAAATCGTGGCACCCATGCAGCGGGAGATGCTCGCTTAGTTTGGGATGAAGGTGATAGTAATTGGCAAATTGGTGTTGCAACTGATTTAAAGAAAGTTGTAAGAAAAGGTGAGGCTAATGATGTAACAACAGCCATGATTCAAGATGATGCTGTTACTAATGCTAAATTAAGAAACTCAGCAGGGTACTCTGTAATTGGTAAAGCCACAAATGGAGCTGGTAATCCAGCAGATATAACATTAGCGGCTAATTCTTTCCTTGGTCGTTCTGGAACTAGTGATATTGCAGGTACTACGCTTTCTGATAATAGTGTTCTTGGTAAATCTGGAACTAGTGGTGCTGGTGCGATTTCAATCGATGCTAATCGAGTACTTGGTCGTGATGGAACTGGAAATATTACTGGAATACAAATTGACGATAGTCATATTTCTGCCACAGCAGGAATTGTGAATAGTAAACTTGCAAATAGTTCTATCACTGTTAACTCAGTAACAATTTCTCTTGGTGGTTCAGGTACAATTGATATTGCTGGTGGCATTGATTCACTTGGTGCTGTAAGCGGTATTATAACTGCTGGTGTTGGAGGTAATGCTTCTCCAATACCAGGGTATGATGCCTTAGAAGATAGTTCTACTACTATTATTATGGGCCATCATCCAGAATTAGTAAATCCAACCAATGATAACCTTCCTGCAAGATCAGTTCTTATTGGTTGGCATGCTGGTTCTACTTCAGATCAAGACAACGATAATGATGGACAATTAAATAACGTTGCAATTGGTTATCTTGCAGGCTATAATAATGATGCAAGACACATTACAGCAATTGGTGCTGAGGCATTGGGTGGTGGATCACTAACATCTGGTGATGGTCATGTAGCAATTGGATATCAATCTCTATATGATGTATCATCCTCAATTAATAATGTTGCTGTTGGTAAATTTGCTGGTTATTATTTTACTTCAGGTAGTCATAACGTAGCAGTTGGTTATAATGCTGGTCCTGGAGTTAATGGTGGTACAGCAAATACTTCAACTTATCTTGGCATGCAAGCTGGTCATGATGGTACAACTGGTACTAATAACACTCTAATTGGTTATAACGCTCAAAAATCTAGTGCTACAGCAAGTAATGAATTTACATTTGGTGATGCGAATGTAACTAAATGGAGATTCCCAGGTGTATCTTTAGAATGTACGACTAAAACGTTTATATATGCCTCGGATGGCACAACTGTTTTAAGGACGTTCTTGACAGGCACATCTTAAAAGAGGGATATATAATATCATGGCAACTAGAACACCCTTAAGAATGTGGAATGGCAATATTCGGGAAATGACTTCCTCAGAAATTAATAGTGTCATTGCCCGAATGGCGTCAAAATATCATTACGATGCTTCAATATTATTAGATGTTGATAACGGATGGAATAAGTTTGAATATTTACCTACTACGGCAGATTATAATGGCGAAATTCATATAGATTTTCGAAATGAATATTATACAACTGGTACAGCTGCTACAAATGCATCGAATTATCCATCTGAGACAACTACTGGAGAACCAGTTTACCAAAATAACCAGTACTTCAATAATTCTCTGTGGCCTAAATTAGAATATCAAAATAATTATGGTTTATCAGGATTTGATACAGATACAGATAATAAAAGATTTCCTTTGTTTTATAATAATGGAAACTTACAATGTATGTCACTTACTGACGTATTAGATACATTTGTTTATCCAGCATTCGAGTATATTGCTGGTTCTCCGATTACCCCTGCTGAAGATCAACCAGGCGCGTATAAAATTATTGGTAAATCAGGATCAAGCGGGGATGGTGGAGAAGGGGTTGCTCCTACAACACCATCAGGATTTACAAGAATTGGAACAGTTCCAATTTATAGAGATTGGTTCGCAGATCAAGTAAGATATACAGACGGAACAGCAACAGCAACAATTGGTACTTCCGGAACTACTCAAAACTATTATGAATATGTTGAGTATTGGTTATTTAGAAAAAACCATTCTGGAACATTTTCGAGTTTTGCTGATAGTGGCACTGCAATTCCATTGCATATGACACCTGGAGCAAATGTAGAAGATCATAATTTACAAGAAAAAGATGTTGATGAACTTGTAAAAGTTTTAAAATTTTATGCTCATGGTGAAGGTGGTACAGGAACGAGAAGATTAACTTATAAAATTGTTGATGCTGCTACTACCTCTCTTGATATTTTAGGTACAATTATGAATAACAGTACAACAAATTCTACAGGTCAAGCTGGTACAAAATATAATCTATTTGTTAATGCTAATGACTATCGAGCACAAGAATTTCCAGTGGGTACAATTGTAGTTCAAGATCAATATGCATTAGTTATAGATCCAAATGATACTGTACATTAAATTATAAAGGTTTATTATGTTTACATCAGAAAATGTATTGAGTGCTGAATTTATTAATGAAAATTCTATTAAAGTCACTCATAAAGAAGGTGATGATGTTCTTATCACCGTTATTCAAAAAAATCCACGTAAAGAAGCTTATAAATCTTTAATTAGTAGTGGATGGACTCTCAAAAGAATTAAAGAAAGAACAAAGGAACTTCAGTCAATTGAAGATCCTTCAGTAAGATTGGTTGAACAAATTGCAAATGGTTATTCTTGGGCAATTTCTCAATTAAAAGATAAACAAGCACAATTTGACGATTTAAAAAGTCAATTAAAAGATTTATATCAAGAACAACACGCTGCTTCTCTTACTTTAACAGAACTTTATTCAGAACAGAATGCTGCGTCTGGTACTCTTGGCGAATTATATCAAGAACAACAAGTCGCTTCTAGTACTCTTGGCGAATTATATCAAGAACAGCAACAAGCATCAGGCACTTTAGGTGAATTATATAAGGAACAACAGCAAGCATCTGGTACTCTTGGAGAATTATATCAAGAACAGCAACAAGCCTCAGGTACTTTAGGCGAATTATATCAAGAACAGCAACAAGCATCAGGCACTTTAGGTGAATTATATAAGGAACAACAGCAAGCATCAGAAGGTTTAGCCGATCTCTATGATGAACATTCAAAAGCAACTCGAGAATTAGAAATTGAACGTACTGTATTAAAGAAAGATGTAGAAGCTGAACGTATTGATTTAAATACTGGTTTGAAAAAAGATTTTGTTACACGAATGGACGAAATGAAAGAGCGTATGCAACAAAACTACGATAAATATCAACAGTTATATGGTATGAATATTTTTGATACTATTTTTAATGAAGAAGTAGATAAAGAAACACTATTTAAATCTAAATTAGAAATATTAGCAAAACCACAACTTAAAAACTCTGATAAATCTTTTAAATCTAAAGTTCGTAAAGCAAAAGATGTTAATTCTTTAATTAAATTAGTATTGAATGAGCTAGAGACTCTTGAAAAATGAATGTACTATTTGTATTATGGGGTAGTAAATACAATTCTACTCAAGTTGAAAAATTATATAATGATGTAAAACAATATGGTCCAGAATACAATTATTATTGTTTTACAGATCAATCTATAGAGGTTGATGGATTAAATATAATTCCTATTCCCGAAAATTTATATTTACCAGATGTTTGGAATAAACTTTACATGTTTTCTAAAGAGTTTCCAATATCTGGTAAGACGTGGTATTTTGATATAGACGTAGTAATTAGAGGAAATCCGTTTGAAGTAGATGTTGATTGGGAATATTTAAATTTATTATATTCTCATTTTAAAGACGATGAGTTAATTCGTCTTACAAATTACGATGTTAAAATAAATTCTTCTGTAATGGCATGGGATGCTAATAATGTAGAATTGCACAAACTTTGGATTCATTTTGAAAATTCAGGATATCGTGACTATTTTTTACGTAAGTATGCTGGTATAGATAGATATATTATTCATGAAGACTTTAAGGATTCTTTAAGATTTTTTCCATTTGATTATACATGGTCATATAAGTATGAAGATGAAAAAGAAGCACCTGTGGTTACATTTGAGGAATTAGATTTTGGAAGTATCGATTTTAAATAAAGCATTAAAATTAATTGAAGAAATTTACGTCGAATCTGAATATGGTGATAAAGATATATTTCGTATTAAAGATGTTATTCATTCATTAGATGTAAATCATTGGCGAAATAAGCAATGGGCCGCGGATATTTTTTACAATTTATACGAACAAGTAACACAACAAACTACTGGTAAAATATTAATAATTGGAGGTTGGTATGGGTTATTAGCATATCAACTTAGAAAAAGATTTGATGAAGGTTACCATATCGTATCATCTGATATGGATCCTAAATGTGCTAAACTCGGATATAAATTGTTTGCAGATAACAATATTGAATTTAAAACATTAGCTTTACAAAATGCAAATGAAAATGACTACGAAGGTATTTCAGCTATTTTTTGTACTAGTGTAGAACATATTCCTCATAATATTATTCAAGATATGATTGATAAAAAAGATAAAGATTGTTGGGTTGTTCTTCAATCAACAAATATGCCTCATAAAACACATATTAATCCACATTCAACGTATAAAGATCTTGAAAAATCTTTTCGTTGGCCAAATGATGATAATATGTTTTGGTCACCTGATTTTGCCAATTCACAAAGTAATGGAGAATGGAATCGTCATATGGTAATTGCTCGATGAGGTGCTTAGTTCCAGAAACTGGTTTAACAATTAATCCATTAGGAGAAATTGTATTATGTTGTGCTGGAGACAATGTAGCAGTATCACATATTAAAGATATCGATGATGTTGAAGAATTTTTCAATTCTAATGTATACGATGAGATTCGTCATAATTTTAAAAATAATAACTATCCACCACAATGCGATGTATGTGTAATACACCATAAAGCTGGAAGAATTGCAAGATTTGATTCTTATAATAGATTTGAGTTTCCAACATATGAAGAAGACGTTGAAAAAGATTCACGACCCATTAGATTTTTAGAAATTACCACGAGTAATATTTGTAATCAAATGTGTGTAACTTGTTCGGGTAAATATTCACATAAATGGGCTCCATATGAAAAAATGGCAGTTGAATCTGGATTACATTGGAGAGATGAGAATCATAAATTTCATACAGAAATGTATAAAATGACTGATGCTGATGTAGATAAGATACTAAAAATCGTTCCAGGTTTACAGCATCTTACAATTAAAGGTGGTGAACCATTTGCTGATCCAAATAATATTAAAATACTAGAAAAACTTGCAGATACAAACCCAGCATGTAGAGTAGAAATTTGTACAAATTTTCAATTAGTAACAAATACAGTTATTCAATTACTGCATAGATTAAAAGAAGTACATATTCAAGCAAGCATTGATGGTGTGCATGAGTTGTATGATTGGATTCGTGGTGGTAATTTTAAAAGAACTTTAAATAATATTAATCGCTATCATGCTGTTGAAGGAAGAAAGGTTGTAATCGTATCTACAATATCAATTTATAATTGGATGCATTTACCTGAATTGATTGATTTTTGGAAAGATGTTGATGGCGTTGATAGAATTAGTATGGCTAATTTAGTTACATTTCCAAAATATTGTTCTCCATTATATTTACATGAACATCATATTAAACAAGGTCTTGATAACTTTTTTAACTATTTAAAAAGCTATAAAAAAGCAAATGATACTTTATATTTAAGCGATAGACTGGTTGTAAGTGGTGTAAATAATATTTTAAGCGTAAAACCAGATCTATCTGGACGAGGCACTATTCAAAGAAGAATGGTTGAATGGATTGACTTTTGCTTAGTTGCAAGAGAAAATAATGAAGATATATATGAATTGGCTCCTTATCTAAAGGATTACAGACGTGATTGAAATTGAAAAATTCGCAAAAGATTTTTTTCAGCAAAAACGAAATATTCCACGGCATCATAAGACCATAACCTGTTATGCCGCTTTTAATCATATGCGCATTAAAAGAAATGGTATGATGATGCCGTGTTGTTTTTCAACTTCTCATCAAAAATGGGAAAAAGGAAAAACTAGTTTAAAAGATTATTGGTTTGGTGGAGTGAATGAAGAATATCAAGATGATTTTCTTGAAGGTGGCTTAAGTAGAGGTTGTGTAAAATCTTGTGGTAGTAGGATTAATAAATTATTGCCTCCACCAATATACGATTATGATTGGAATGTTGGTGATGAAAGACTAGAGCATGCAATGGATCCAGATTCTTGGCCAAAAGTATTTGAATTTGAAATTTCAAATCTATGTAATATGGCATGTGTAATGTGTATGGGAGAATTAAGTTCAAAACATATGCTAGGTCGAGATAAAGATTTAAAAAAATACGATCAAAATACTTTTGATGATGATGAAAATTTAGAACAATTATTAATTGAATTAGAAGAGTTTATTCCTCATTTACATACTATTAGATTTACCGGTGGAGAACCTTTTGCGCATAAAGGTTTTTATAGAATAGCTGAGCTTGTGACAAAATTAAACCCTAACATGGTCATTGATATTACAACAAATGGAAGCATTTATAACACAAAGGTAGATAAGTTTGCTAAACTTTTGAATATGAAATTATCTATGTCTCTAGATACTGTAATAAAAGATGAATACGATAAAATACGAATTGGTGGTGTTCATTCTGAAACTTTAGGAAATATTCAAAAATTTAAAAATGTATTAGGATCAGATAATATTAAAATTAACTCAACTTTAATGTCTATTAACTGTTTAAATATTGATACGTTTTTTCAATATGCGTTTGATAATAACTTTGAACCATTTATTAATGGTTACGATAGACACGGTAGAGAACATACAATTGATTGGAATGTTTCTAATATTGATATACATCAACGAAGAGAAGTTATAGATATATTACAAAATAAATGGATTCGAAAAAAGCATCATTTACAATTAGGTGATTCATTTATTGAAGCAGTCAAAAAGACAATAACATTATTAGAACCTAAATTATATGTCGAATAAAATAGATTTACAAAGTTGGAATGAATTTCAAAACTCAAGAGCAATTCCTTTTAAAGATAAAATTATAAGTTGCTATGCACCATTTAATCATTTACGAATTCGTAGAGATGGTGGTCTTCAACCATGTTGTTTTTTTGGTCATAATGAAAAATGGGTCAATGGAAAGTTTAGTTTAAAAGATTATTGGTTCGGTGAAGAATCTCTAAATGCTAGTGTACAAGAATCTATGTTCGAAAAGCAAACTATGCATCATGGTTGTAATCCAACATGTGGTAACAGAATTGCAAACAATATTCAACCTCCCGTTAATGAGTATGATTGGAATGTTGGTGATGAAAGACTAGAGCATGCAATGGATCCAGATTCTTGGCCAAAAGTTGTTGAATGGGAGATTTCAAATCTTTGCAATATGGCGTGTCCAATGTGTTTCGGTTATTTGTCTTCTAAACATATGCTTGGTAGAGATAAACATTTAGGACCTTGGCCAGAAAATGTATTTGACGACGATGACAATATGAATCAAATACTAAAAGAACTTGAAGAATTTGTTCCACATTTAAAAGAATTTAGATTTGTTGGTGGTGAACCTTTTGCTCATAAAGCCTTTTATAGTATTTGTGAAATTATATCAAATCTTAACCCAAATATCGAAGTTCAAGTTTGTACTAATGGAAGTGTATATAATAAAAAAGTAGAAAAAATTTGTAAAGAAAATAATCTTAAGTTAAGTATTTCTTTAGATACTGTAATGCCAGAAGAGTATCCAATTATTAGAGTAGGTGGAACTCATAAACAAACTTTTAGTAATGTAGAAAAATTTAAAAAACAAATTGGATCTGATAATATTACAATTAATGCAGTATTATTAAATATTAATGCTGAAAATATAGATCAATTTTTTAAGTTCGCAATTGATAACGAATTTAAGTGTTTTATTAATCAATATCATAGAAGATCGCGTGAACACACAGAAGACTTAAGTCATGAATTATTAGGTAAAGAAAAAATACAAAGTATTATTAATAAAATAAGACATTATTGGACTAATGATGTACCAAAGCCGCATGAAGTTTTTGGTGAATGGCCAGAGTATTTACAAGACGCCCAAAAGGCTATAGATAAATGTATAGCTTTATTAGAAAACGATAAAAATTTGCACAATTTGATTTAGTCATGAGTTTAGATAAAACAAATAACGATAGCCTATTGCTATCTACAGCTCCAGTAGAAATATCTAAAGATATAAGAAAAAAACGGCAAGGTGTTGAATCAATAAAAATTCAACATGGTACTCGTAAAACAAGTATTGCCTTTGTTATTATGGGTATGTGGGCTCCATTAATGCCTCCATATAATTTAGCAAGACTTATTGCAATTACTAGAGCGGCTGGATATAAAACATACGGATTTGATTTTAATATTGATTCATATCAGTATTTAAGATTTGAAGATCCCGCAATGAAAGATGCATGGGAACCAAGTAGTTATTGGTGGTGGGATGCTATTGATAGATTTGAAGAAAAAATATTACCGTCATATCAAGATTTTTTAGATGAATATGTTGAAGAATTATTATCTATAGAAACTGATATAATTGGATTTACTGTTTATCATACAAATATTCATTCTACAGATTATGTTGCACAAAGAATAAAAGAAAAAAAACCTGATGTTACCATATTATATGGCGGACCAGAATGTATGGATGAAAAATGGCAAGCACGCGACAATGGAAGTGCAGTACGCCGTTGGGTTGATTATTCATTTATTGGAGAATCAGAACAAAATCTATTTGATTTTTTAGACGATTGGGAAATGGGTATTAAACCAAAAAGCAATATTATTGGTGGTTTGTATGGAAAGAAAAGAGCTGACTTAGATAGTTTTCCCTTTCCAGATTATAGCGATTTTCCATTAGAAATGTATAAACTTTCAAATTCTGTTTGTACTGAATTAACTAGAGGTTGTGTAGCACGTTGTACGTATTGTCAAGAAGTATGGTATTGGAAATTTAGAGATCGTGATGGTGTCAAAGTTGTAGATGAAATGATGTATCAATATGAACAACATGGTACTTCATTTGTATTTTTTGCTGATAGCTTAATGAATGGAAATATTAAAGAATTTAAAAAATTCTTAGAATATAAAATAGAAAAAGATCCACGCGGCATTATTACTTGGGTTGGATATCTTCGTGCTGATAAAAGAATGGATGACGAATTTTATGAATTAATTTATAAAGCTGGTGGAAGAAGTTTTAACTATGGATTTGAAACAGGTAGCCAAAAAGTATTAGATGCTATTAATAAGAAAAATACTATCGAAGATATTAATGCAAATATTATTTCTGCAGAAAAATATAATGTTAATACCGTAGCGTTATGGATTATTGGCGCACCAGAAGAAGATCATGAAGCATTTGCGCATAGTTTTAATTTATTGTGGAATCATAGAAGAAGAATTCATTCAATTGCACCTGGCACTGGATTGTGGGATATTCCAGGTACTGCGTATGACGATAGAGAAAAATTTAATCTAAATGAAAGAAATGATCCATGGTTTGGAGCTTGGTACACTAAAGATCTTAAAAATACTAGATTTCATCGGTATTTAAGAGTCAAACATATGCACATTTGGATTAAAATTTGTAACGAATTTGAAAAGCCATTTGTTATAAACGGCGATAATAAAAATAACAGAATTTTAAATTCACACGAAAATGGAAATGTTTTAAAACACTTTAACATTGAGTTTCAAGACGAATCTAAATTTAATAATGAATTAGAATACGAATACGATTTTGATTACAATATTATTAAATCTGATTTCGGAGATTTTGCAAATTCGGCCATGAATGAAGTTTTTGTATTATTGAGAATGATATGGAGAGCTAGAGGTGGATATAAAATTAAGTTAAAATATGATACCGCAGATTTAGATATAACTGAATTTGAATATATGTTTGATGCGGGTAAATTTTATAATTATAAATCTTTAATTAATTTTAATATTGATCGAGATGGTAATTATACTATTCATAATACATATGATCTTAAGCTTACGGATGAAGCATTTCTTAATAAAATTGACAACTCGTTTCAATATGAATTTAAAATGTCTGGAAAATGGTAATGATTGATGAACACGAAGTAATTATAAATGCGTATTTTACGAATGATACAAAAACACAAGTATCAGTTTATATTAATAGTGAAGACGGTACTCGCGTTGAAAATATATTAGTAGGGACTAGAAAATTTAATAAACTTTTAGAATATGTTCCATTAACAGATATACATTTAAATACAACTGAAAGATTAGAAAACGCGACTATTCGAAATAAATCGATTGCAAAAGCTTTTGCTGAAGCAGAAGGATACGAGCAAAAAACAGAAAATCCATTTTTAGATTTTTTTGCAAAAATGTTTAATGATGACATTGAACAACCAGACTTATTTAAAATAAAATTGGACGCTCTTCTATTCATAAAAGACTATACTAAAGATAAAAAAGTTTTACAAAAAATTAAAAAATCAAAAACCGGTCGGGAAATTATGCAAATTATTTTAGAGGCTACCTCTTCTCCCTCCTAACTACAGTTAATTATACCACATTTGGGTATTTTGTAAACCCTGTATTTTTTCATCTAAAATTAAAAAAAAGCATGTACATTGCTTTCAATGTATGGTAGAATATACTATAATTGAAATGGAGAAAACATGAGTACTATTTACTTAGATATGGATGGAGTGATTGCCGATTTTTTCGGTGGTCTCGAGGACTATTACAATGTTCAGCATTGGAAAGAATTGGATATTGAAGAATCGATTATGAATCTTCGTAATACGAGTTTCTTCTATGATCTCTTACCCTTTGTCACTGCTGGTAAACTTATCGAAAAAGTTCATGATGAAGTTGGTAGTTTAGGATATGGAATTTGTTCTTCTCCTCTACGTGGAGATTTTGCAAACTCTTCTTATTGGAAACGTCGTTGGTTAGAAGAACGTGATTGGATGCCTGTAGTTCGTAATTGTATTTTTACGGGTCAAAAAGAACGTTATGCAACAAATACCTATGATGGTAGTCCTAATATTTTGATTGACGATAAACCTACAAACATCGCTCGTTGGAATAAAGCTGGTGGTATCGGTATTCGATATCAAGCTAATGAAGACGATCTTGAAGATTATCTATTCCCTAAAATGGAGGAAGCCCTTGACTTTATTCGAAGTTCTCGCTTTAAGACATAAATATGAAATGCTAGTAGATCGGTTCTCGCTACCATCGCGGGAGTCTGATATAGATAGTATCATGTGGTTCATTAAAAATGGCCACAAATCAAATCGTCTTCGTAATGGTTATGGTGAAGCTAAAGAAATTGCTACCATCATTAAGGAGTACTATTATGGTGGACAAAGAGGACATAAAAATCTCAGAAGAGATGAGTGATGAAGAGATGGCAAGATTGAAAGAACTCTCCGAAATGGAGAGAGCTGATAGAAAACAGCTACAGCAAAGATATATGGCATGGTCAGCTATTGCTTCAATGGTGGTGTTTACACTATTGTTGTTTACACCATTAGTAAAAGAATCTCGAGTAGCAGCACTTGCTGATTTACTTGGACTCTTTTATATTGCCCAAGCGGGTGTTGTTGGTGCCTTTATGGGCATGTCAGCATGGATGAGCAAAGGTGGCGGAGGCCGCTAATTTAAAAAGGTTTTGTTATGAAACGGTTGATTTATCAGGTATACGTTGGACCTCGTTCACGTCTTTATGATCATTGTGTAAAATCGGTTGCAGAGTATTGTAAAAAATATGGCATCGATCATGAGGTCCAACGTCATCCTATTCTAAGAATTAAACCAGATGTATTCTCTACAAATCGTAGTAAAGAATCATATGAAAAGTATGGTGGTTATTTACCAATCTTTGAAAAAGAAAATGCTTTTACTTACTTTCCGAAATATGATCAGATCGCAATTATTGATGCAGATATTTGGATTCGTCCAGATGCACCAAATATTTTTGAAGACTTAACTGATGAGTATGATGCTGGATTTGTTATGGAAAGACAAATGCCTATTACACCACAATACGATCGTAAGATCGCGAACTATAGTCGTATGCAATATGGTATGAGTCCAATCAATAAGCTTTTTGATTTTAAACATAAAGCTGGTGCAGATTTTTATAATATGGGAATGATGGTTCTGAATAAACGATTCTCTAAATATTTAAAAGGTGAAACTCCTCATCAATTTTTAAGACGCCCACAATTTAAACCATTTGTTGATGGCATGGGTGCATGGAAATGGTCTACAGATCAGACATTATTGAATGTATGGATTAAAGAAGAAAGAATGAGAATCAAAGATCTTGATTGGAAATGGAATGGTTTGTTTAGTGGAATTGATATGAAAAGTATTAAACAAGCTTATTTTGTACATTTCTTTTTGAAAGATAAATTACCGAAACGTGGTGAAGATGTAGAACAATTAATGAAACATGTTAACTAATATAGTTCCAACAAAAAATAGATTTACTGGTATTAAAACGTATGCTGGCAATAAATCTTTTTTTGCTAATTATAACGGTGAGAAAGTAAAAGTTTATGAGCCGTTTAATAAAGATCAATTAGATCTTCGTCTTTATATTGATAAACATCCGATTAGTAAATATTTTCCGAAGGTTTTAGGTGTAGAAGATAATTGTGTTATAGAAGAATTTATCGTTGGTAATGACCGTGTAACTGAAAAACAAGTATATCAATTTTATAAAGAACTTATGGAAGTCCCATATCACAAGATGACATGGGACTATTATGATTACATATATAATAGAGTTGGATTAACACGACCACTTACAAGTTGGCCATTAAAGGTAAATCATAATGATATTACAAAAGAAAACATATTGTGTGTTGATGGACAATTAAAGATCGTTGATAATGAAATGTTAGCTATGAACGATGCTTGGGCTATGAATACATTTAATAGTAATATTATGGATGATAAGCATATAAATGGAATAAATTTAGTGGATCATTGGAGAATTAGAAAACTATGGAAGAAGTAATTAGAAAACATTATACGGGAAATGCAGCTGAACGATATGAAGCTGGTAGAAAAAATAATCCAAAATGGATGACAGAACAAAAAGTAGTTGAAGACTTTGTTCGAATGAATCGAGATATTACTACAGTTATTGATGCTCCATTGGGAACTAATCGATATGGCATGTTTTTAGAAGGTCAAACACATGTTGAAAAAGTACTTGGTTATGAGTTTGCTGACGATATGATTAAAGAAGCTGAGAAAAGCATATCATCTAAATTAGAAATATATAAACATGATTTGGTTAATAATCCAATTAAAGAATACGCTGACTTATCAATCATTATGCGTATGTTAAATTTATTTGATGAAGATAATTCAACTCGAATCTTAAATAATATTTTATGTGCTACGAAGAAATATTGTATTTTAAGTTTAAGACACTGGCTAAATGAACCGACATATATTGAGAATAAAATTTGGATTCAAAATTTACATGCAATGGAATATGTAATTAATCAAGCTGGATTTGATATTATAGCTGAAAAAGAAATTCAAGATAAAAGAAACGGGCAATATAGTATTTTTACTTTGGAAAAAACATGAAGATATACAAATATGAAAGCTATGAAAAATATGTAGAAGCTCAGACAAAGGCGAATGTAAAAAAACTGAGGAACGTATGGGTTCGACAAGCGACTGTAGAAAAAATTGTAAATGAAAATTTGATGATTAGTTCTGTCTTATGTCATGGCACTCGCAATGCACGAGAACAAGAATATTTTAAAAACTTATTACCTTTTGCTGAAATTATTGGCACTGAAATTTCTCATACTGCATCTCAATTTCCAATGACAGAACAACATGATTTTCATGAACCAAAAAATAAATGGTTAAATAAATTTGATATTGTGTATTCTAATTCGTTTGACCATAGTTATGATCCAGAAAAATGTATTAATACTTGGAAAGATCAATTGAGTTCGAATGGATCTTTATATGTTGAATGGGCGTGGGATCCTAGTGATAACAGATCACGAGCATCTGATCCATTAGAATTAAGTGAAGAAGAACTTTTAGAACTATGTTCAAGCGCTGATTTAAAACTTATAAGTAGTTTCGAGCAAGATAAAGGACAAGCTAAAATTTATAGGTTTAAAAAATGAAATCATTTGTAATTTATGTTGAAGGTCATAAACAGTCCGAAAAACAAGCCGAAAAGTGTAGAGCAAGTTGTTATCAGTCTGGATTTAATGCTGAACTTATGAAAGGTGTTACGCCTGAAACTCTTTCTGAATATGTGGAATATGAAGATGCACAAGGTGGTCGTATTACTTCATTCAAGCGAGAGAGTAAAAGAGTCTATGAAAGTAAAAAATCTTGTTTTACAAATCATGTAAGAGTATGGCAAAAATGTGTTGAATTGAATGAACCTGTAGCATTCTTAGAACAAGACTCTGGAAATATTAGAAAATGGAATCATACACAATTTGATGAAGTACTTATCTTAAATGCTGAATCTGCCTTTAAACAACCAGTATTTGATCATGTAAGAAATAAACCTTGGTTGAATTTTGGCCTAAATCCTTATGTAGATACTCCACTTATTTACAATAAAGAAAATCAGTGGAAAGGTGCTGCTATGATGCCAGGAACTGCAGCTTATGCTATTACGCCGAAAGGTGCTCAAAGATTACTTGATAATTTACAAACATATGGATGGGAACAAAGTGATTATTTCATTAATAGTTATAATGTAAATATACAATACATAGTTCCAGAATATTTTACTTTTAAATCACCTAATTTGAATATGTCACATGGATATTGAAGCAAGAGTTATACGAATAAAAGATAATGAAATTTCAGAAAAAGGCGCTGAAGTTTGTATTCATTCATCAAAAACATTAGAAAATGATATTAGAATCGATAAGTTTGACGCAGTAACTCCTGACGAAGTTGGTGTTGGTCTTATTGATTATATGATAGATTGGAATTATCCATGGCAAGGTGAAGTATTTGATATTGCCACTGGTTTGAAAAAAACAGCATATCGTACATCAAATCCTGCTGCAAGAATAGCATGTGCTTTAAGTCATTATAAACTTTGGAGACAGTGCGCAGGAGCTGCAAAACCATTTCTTATTTTAGAACACGATGCAGTTTTTATTAATAAATTAGATGAGCAGATTTTGTGGTCTAATCATCAAATTATTGGCATTAATAATCCTTTATACGCCACAAGAAAAGCACGTGAATTTATGGAAATTGCAAGTAAAGGAAAAGACAATATTGTTCCAGTTCCTACAGTTGATTCTGTAAATGTTCCACAAGGTTTAGCTGGTAATTCAGCATACATAATTAAACCAGATGGAGCAAAACAAATGCTTAAATTGGTAAAACAATATGGTCTATGGCCAAATGATGCTTTAATGTGTAAACAGCTCGTAAAGGGAATGGGAGTCACTCGTAAATTTTATACGAGAGTTCAAGGACTTCCATCAACAACCACATGAAACCAAACACAAGCTTTAATTTATCAGTGAGAGATATAGAAATAATCGAACAAGCATTACGAGCTAAAGCTGGTCGAAGAGGTATCGCAATTGTGAGTGGTGATGCATCAGAAAAACTCAAAGAAGAGATGCATGAAATCCAAGAGTTGCTTGGAAGAATACATCATCAAAAACATTGGTACAGACCTAAAGGTGAAATATACATAGGTGGATAATGAATACTAATTTTGTAATTACAATTATGGACAACCCAAAGTCGGTCGCAGCAGCTAAACGATGCATTGAATCTGGTCAAAAGCATGGTGGTATAGGCATTGAGATGTTTCCTGCTATTACACCTAAAGATGATTTAGCTGGTATTCTTGCAAAAGAAGGAATTGATAAACGTGGATTTGTAGAACGATATTCTCGTACTCCTAATTGTATCGCAGCATTTTTATCTCATTATACGTTATGGAAACAATGTGCCGAATCTTATAAAACGTTTTTCATATTCGAACATGATGCGGTTATTGTTAATAATATTAACAGTCAATTACAACCAACGGTTGCTATGAATCTTGGTTCTCCTTCTTATGGCAAATATAATATGCCAAGAATTGGTGAAGGTCCATTAACTTCGAAAGCATATTTTCCAGGTGCTCATGCATATTGTGTTTCACCAAAAGGTGCAGAGCAATTAGTTTATGAAGCTAAACGCAATGCAAGACCTACAGATGTATTTTTAAATATTCATACATTTCCAGGTTTACAAGAAAAATATCCTTGGCCAGTAGAATGTCAAGATAGTTTTACCACAATTCAAAATGAAACAGGGTGTTTGGCAAAACATAATTACGATGAGCAATACGAAATTATCTAAACTTTTTATTACTGGTTGTGATCATCGGACTCGTTGGCAGTTGCCATGGTTCCTTGAAAATTTTAAAAAATGGAATGATACACCAATCAAGATCTACGATTTTGATGAATTTAATCCAAAAACAAAAGGTTGGTTTAAAAAACCCTCAGCGATGTTAGATGCAACCGCACTTGCAGATCAAGTTGTATGGTTAGATACAGATTGCGAGATACTTGGTAATTTAGATACGATATGGAAATACATTGAGCCAAATAAATTAGCTATGTGTCAAGATCTTCCATGGTCCACAAGATCAGGAGAAATGTGGCATAATTCTGGAGTGGTTGGAATTCAAGGACCAATTCAAGTTTTAAGAGATTGGAGTATTGCTGTAGAACAAAGCCCAATACAAGGTGATCAAGAAACACTTCACTATATGTTAAAAGACGATTTGAAGAGAATGATATATATTTCTGAAATTCCAAGACGATTTAATGTTTTGCGTATAGATCATTTAGATGATACTGTGCCAAGAAATCCATTAATTTATCATTGGACTGGTTATAAAGGTAATATTCATATAAAAGGTTTAATAGATGGCTAAAGTAGTTCATGTGATTGGTAATGGAGATTGGGCATCTCTATATCAAAGAGAGCAGCGTAAAGGATTAAAGCTTACGTGTAATCTCCCGCCGTTTGCGGTTCCAGATGCTTGGGCAACCTGTATTGTTGATTTTAAATTTATGAAAGCATTGACTGATGGATCTTTACAAGCACCAGGCCAATGGATTCTTGGGTATCGTCCAAAAATTCATATGGAAAAATATCCTGGTTTTTATATGAAACATGCTGCTCAAGTAAAAGAGTTTTATTTAGATTTGCCACCATACGCTAAAGTACATGCATCTGATACGAAGGGAAATATGTACACTAATTTTAGTTGTGGTCATATGGCAGTACATTACGCAGCGAATAAATTAAAAGCAGATGAAATCAATATGTGGGGATTTGATTCAATGTTTGATTTTAATTTGAATAGTTGTTCAGATTTTTATTTGAGCTCTGTAAGAGATCCTCGACAAAATAATAAACTCTCTACAAATTGGAGACCTATTTGGACAGGCATGTTTAAAGAGTTTAGTAAAACAAAATTTAAAATTCACCACATTCATGATGGTTTTAAAATGGGCGTAAGCGGTAATGTTGAAGCTATAGTCCATGAGAAAAAAATAAAAAAATGAAGTTAATACAAGAAACAAAAGGAGAATCGTCAGTATTTGAGCTATATGATAATAAAATCATTAAAAAATTTAATAAAAAATATGGAAAAAATTATAATCAAGAATGGTTTAATAACTATTTCGAGCTAGCTCAATATATGGATTTTTTACCAACTATTGTTTCATATACTCCGGGTAAAGAAATAATAATGGAAAAATATTCTGGAAAAAGTATGCGGGACTGGATTGACGATCAACATAATTTATGTCTTAAAACTGGTGATATTACATATTGGGGCAAATCTATTTTACAATGTATAAAAATAG